TGTACGTTGAAGTACCTGCAACAGTAATGCCAGCGTTAAAGGCAATAGTAGCAGTAAACGCAGCAGCCGTACCCAACGAAGCCATACTGTTATTGATATAGTTCTCAACCTCAGTAAAGTTAGTATTTATTTCAGAAGCAACTATTGCAGTTCCAGCCTGAAAGCTGTCATTAGTAATAGATAAAGCCATTAGCGTAATCTCCTAGGTTTGTAAGTAAACATAATTCCATTAATTTCCCAATCAACAGATTGAGAAGGACCTTTAATTTTTAAAGCTACAGATTTAGATAAGCCTAAGCTTTGTAAACGAATAACATCAGTAATATTTGCAGCAGCTTCAGAAGACCAAACACCGTTACCCCCAAGAGGCGCACCATCTGAATCAGCGGAAGAAGCCCAAGTAGAAGAACCAGAAGAATCAGCACCCCAAGTTGAAGAAGATTCTCTACCAAAAACATTTATATACACAGTTTTGCTAGTAGACGCTTTATCAAAATCAGAATACACATCAACTTCCATAGTTTGGGTAAAAGCAGCATCCATAACTATTTGAGGTTTACCCCAACGTTTTTTTGTAACAGGATTTTTTCCAGAAATCCAAGGAGTGGTAAAAAATGAATTAATGCGTGTAGTAGCGCTACCGTTGTAACTGTCCGTAGTTCTAGTTTGTTCCAACTTAATTACACGACCCTTATCTCCAGAACCAGCAAATTGAGAAGCTCCTAAAAGTAAAGGAAGTGCAGTAGGAGCGCTATGAACATGTAACGTTGCAGCGTTAATATCTGTCACTGCCCACGAACGTATCGAAGGATCATATATAAACACATGACGCGAACGAGTCGTGCCAGTTTCATAGTGTTTCAACATGTCTACAGAAACATATAAACGATTTTCAAACCAAGCCAACTGAGGAGCTGTCGTAAAACTAATTCTTCCATTGTCTACAGCAGGAATCAGTTTTTCAAACACATTAGTAAATTGTTGACCGTCATACAACATTACTCCTTCACGCCCATACCAGAAAAACACCCCATACGGTGTGGATACAGGAGAAGACAACGCGACAGAACCAACGTCACGAGATAAAGCAACGACTTGAAACGTATCAGAGTCAAAACCATAGATAGCGTGAACACTGCTGTTTTTAAAGACAAGTAAACGGTCAGAAAGCGGAAGAAGCCCAGTGATGTAGTCACCACGTTCCCCTTCGTCTATGTCTACATAGTCATTTGCTGTCCATTTTTCAGGGAAGTTAGCGTTAGACCAACGAACCCTAGAATTTTCGTAAGTTCCACTTTCACGAGTTTTAGCAGCCCATGCAAAGTTATTCCAGAACGCTGTGTACTGGGCAATAGGATAATTGCCAGCAGAGCCATCAAGCGTAGTGCCTAGATCAGCTCCGCTAGAACCATCCCATTTAAAAGAAACAACATCTCCAGATACGCCATAAAACACGTTGTTCATCGTCATGCCATACATGCGAGTACCATCAGTCCTTGCCGTAATCCCGCTAGAAATTGTTGTAAAGTCTCCACCTGTGCTGTGCGCAACAGCAGTACCGTAATTGCCAACAATTTGAGAAGTCCCAGTATCAGTAAAAAAAGAACCCAACCCAATTATTTCCTTAGAAGAACTAACTTGCGTTGAATTTATTGCTGTAACCCCTTTGCGTAACTTGACACCTCCACGAGGGTCAATGTCAACGTTTAACAGGTCAGGTGATTCGTTAGGGGCAAGATTGAATTGATCGGTTCTGTAATTCAACCCACCTGAGAAACTTTCTAAGACTTGCGTTTTATAGCCTTCTTTAGCCATCGGCTACTCCCAGCTATAACGTAGTCTGTCAGGTAAAATACTTTGTGAACGCCAACGAGAAGCGTTTCTAGAATTTAAGACAAGCGGTTGAGGCGCGGGAACATCTAAAAATCTAGCTCTAAGATTATCTAGCTCTCTAGCGAAGATCGCATAGTACTGTTGGGCCATTTCAGGGTCTTCTTGTTGTTCATAAGCACGAG